ACCAGTAAAGTCGGGAGATAACCCTCGTAGGGCATCCTTTTTAGCACGAATGGGCAATATGCCTGGCGCTGAGATGAAAGATGGGAAGCCTACCCGACTCCTATTATCTCTTAGAGCTTGGGGCGCATCGTCCAAGGAAGACGCTAAAGCTAAGGCTAAAGCGATCTCTAAGAGGAATAAATGAGACCTGTATCCGTTGGAGTTGAACCTACAGCCGCTACGCTGACTACTGTTTACACAGTACCTACGGGTTACTACGCCAAATTTACAGTCATGTATATTCACAATACTGGTGGATCTACAAAGCACATTACTGTGGTGTGGAATGATGCAAGTGCCGCTACTTCCTACGACATCCTGACTGAATACAACTTTACTTCAAAAGCATACCTTCAATTTGATGGCGCTGCTTATATCGTTTTAGAAGAAGGCGATAAGATTGAAATTACGACTGAAGCAGGTAGTACGTTCAGTTTTATTGCCACATTTGAGGTTCAAGGAGCACAACGAACATGACATACCTCGAATTAGTTAATGATGTTCTCACCCGATTGCGTGAGACTAATGTTTCTACAGTCTCAGAAACCACTTATTCCGCTTTGATTGGCAAGTTTGTCAATGATGCTAAGAGACAGATTGAAGACTCTTACAACTGGAATTGCCTTGCTCAAACAATCACAGTAACGACTACTGGTGGTACGAGTTCCTATGCTTTGACAGGTGCGGGACAGAAGTTCCGTGTCAATGATGCTCTGAACACAACCAGTTTGATTGGTCTACGCAATATTGAGTTTGTGGACATGAACCGCAAACTAAACCTTGGCGCTCCTTCTCAGTCTATCCCTTCAGAGTTCTGCTTTAGTGGTGTAGATGGTAGTGGAGACACCAAAGTAGACCTGTTTCCTGTTCCTAATGGTGCTTTTACTCTGTTGTTTGACCTGACTATTCCTCAAGCTAATCTGTCTGCTGATGGCACATCTGTTAAGGTTTTGGACTATTTGGTTGCTCAGAGTGCTTATGCTCGTGCTTTGATTGAGCGTGGTGAGGATGGCGGTACTGCTTCTAATGAGGCGTACGCTCTATTCCGTGGAATGCTATCTGATGCTATTGCATTGGAGTCCACTCGTTACCCTGAAGACAACTTTGTGGCGGTCTAAATGGCATCACCACTTCAAAGTCAAAGCATTAGCGCACCAGGCTTTTATGGCCTGAACACGCAAGATTCGCCATTAGATTTGGCATCTGGCTTTGCTTTAGTCGCCAATAACTGTGTGATTGACCAATATGGTCGTGTAGGCTCTCGCAAGGGCTACACAAGGGTTAATTCATCATCTGGCAATCTAGGTGCTAATGACGTTACTGTCATCCATGAGTTAGTCCAGACTGATGGCACTTTGACTGTTCTGTTCGCAGGGAATCTCAAGTTATTCAAACTTGACACTTCTAATGCTGTAACTGAGTTGACCTATGGTGGCGGAGGCTCTGCTCCTACGTTTACTGCTAACAACTGGCATTGTGCTTCTCTGAATGGAATCACTTATTTCTTCCAATCAGGACACGATCCACTCATCTTTGACCCTGCTATAAGTACAACTACGTACCGAAGAGTTTCCGAGAAGTCTGGTTATGTAGCGACTGTTCCACAAGCAAACATTGCAATCTCTGCTTTTGGTCGCCTGTGGTTAGCTAATACATCTACAGATAAGGTCACAGTTACATTTTCTGACCTAATTGCAGGTCATGTGTATTCTGGTGGCACTTCAGGAACATTGGATGTATCTCGTGTATGGCCTAATGGCGCTGATGAGATCATGGGTTTAGCTGCTCACAATGACTTCTTATTCATTTTTGGTAAACGACAGATTCTTGTTTATTCGGGTGCTACAACTCCTGCTACGCTTGCTTTGAGCGACACAGTAGGCTCTATTGGGTGTATTGCTCGTGATTCAATCCAGAGCATCGGTACAGACGTAATCTTCTTGTCTGATTCAGGTGTTCGTTCATTGATGAGGACTATCCAAGAGAAGTCTGCTCCTTTGAGAGACCTATCAAAGAATGTTCGTTCCGACTTAGTTTCATCTTTGGCGGTAGAGACTCTTGCTAATCTGAAGTCTGTTTACTCAGAAAAGAATGCTTTTTATCTGTTGACTCTGCCTGTTACTTCACAGGTCTTTTGCTTTGATACAAAGATGCAATTGCAAGATGGTGCGGCTAGGGTCACTAAGTGGGATTCAATCGCTCCTACAGCTCTCTATTCGCTTCGCAATGGTGATTTATACATTGGTAAGAGTGGATATATTGGTAAGTATGCAAGTTTCTTAGATCACACATCTACTTATCGGTTTTCTTACTTCACGAATCATGCAGATTTGGGCGACCAGAATCAGATTTCTATTCTCAAGAGAATCAAGACTGTGGTGATTGGTGGATCAGACCAGTTCGTTACGATTAAGTGGGGATTTGATTTCGCTGCCAACTACTTATCGGGTAATGCTTACATCCCTGAACAGAAGAACTATGAGTATGGTCTTGCTGAATATGGTGTGGCAGAATACTCTGGTGGTGTGCTTATCAAGACACTAGATGTGAATGCTTCTGGTGCAGGAAAGATTGTTCAAACTGGTTACGAAACCACCATTAACGGCACACAGTTGTCAATTCAGAAGATTGAGATTCAATCTAAGAATGGCAAGATTTCGTGAGTATGAAGCTCACACAAGGAGAATAGATTGTCCAATTATACAAAGTCCACGAATTTCGCCACAAAAGATAACCTTAGCCCTGGTGATCCGCTTAAGATTGTCCGTGGTACTGAGATTGACACTGAGTTCAATAACATCTCTACTGCCATCTCTACTAAGACAGATAACTCTGCTGCGGCAATTACTGGTGGTTCAATTACAGGTATTACAGATTTAGCGGTTGCTGATGGCGGTACAGGAGCTTCTACGGCTACTGCGGCTATCAACAATCTGTTACCTGCTCAAACATCTGCGGCAAACAAGTATCTCCAAAGTGATGGAACGAATGTCTCTTGGGATGCCGTAACTCTTTCTACTTCCGACATTACTGGAACTCTAGCAGTAGCAAATGGTGGTACAGGTGTAACTTCATCTACTGGTACTGGCTCAGTAGTGTTGTCAAACTCGCCAACATTGGTGACTCCCGCCTTGGGAACTCCTGCTTCTGGTACTTTGACAAACGCTACAGGATTGCCAATATCTACTGGTGTAAGTGGTTTGGGTACAGGCGTGGCTACCTTCTTGGGTACACCATCATCTGCTAACTTGGCTTCTGCTGTGTCTGACGAAACAGGATCAGGTGCTTTGGTGTTTGCCAATAGCCCAACTCTAGTCACTCCCGCTTTAGGCACTCCATCAGCCTTGGTTGGCACAAACATCACAGGCACTGCTTCAGGTCTAACTGCGGGTAATGTCACAACTAACGCTAACTTAACAGGTGCAGTCACTTCTGTTGGTAATGCAACGTCTTTGGGTTCATTCACTTCATCTCAATTAGCGGGTGCTTTGACAGACGAAACAGGTAGTGGTTCAGCAGTATTTGCTACTTCTCCTACCCTAGTAACACCTATCCTTGGAACACCCACTAGCGCAACCTTAACAAACGCTACAGGACTTCCTATCAGTACAGGTGTATCAGGTCTAGGAACTGGTATTGCTACTGCTCTAGCGGTAAATACAGGCTCTGCTGGTGCGCCAGTATTGTTCAATGGTGCTTTGGGTACACCTTCTAGCGGTACTGTAACTAACCTTACAGGTACAGCCTCTATTAACATCAATGGTACTGTGGGTGCTACTACAGCTACTACTGGTGCTTTTACTTCTTTAACAGCATCTACAACTCTTGGAGTAACTGGTGTATCTACCTTAACTGGTGGCGCAGTTGTTGAGGGTCTGACTGTTGGTAAGGGTGCAGGTGCTGTGTCTACCAATACTGCGGTTGGTGCTAGTGCTTTGACTGCTAACACAACTGGTGCTAACAACACTTCTTCTGGTTATCTAAGTCTTAGCACAAACTCAACTGGTAGCGGGAATACGGCTTTAGGTTCAAATGCTTTACTTAATTTTACCGCCAACAATACTACTGCTATTGGTTTTAACGCACTTGCTTTACTTACTACGGGGGCAGGAAACGTAGCAGTAGGTGAGTCTGCCCTAGGAAGCAATCTCACTGGAACAGACAATACTGCGGTTGGTCGTACAGCTTTAGGTGTAAACACTGCTTCATCAAATACAGCGGTTGGTCGTACAGCTTTAGGCGCAAATACCACTGGCGCATCTAATGCCGCTACAGGCTACAGAGCACTTGCAGGTAACACAACTGGCGCAAGTAATGTTTCATTTGGCGCAGATAGTTTATTTGGAAATACAACAGGCAGTTCTAATACATCATTAGGCGCATTTGCTTTAAATGCAAACTCAACAGCTTCCAACAACACTGCCGTTGGTTATCAAGCGGGTTATCAAAACACTACTGGGACTTCAATTACTGCTCTAGGATATCAAGCTCTTTACACCAATGGCACAGCATCTAACAACACAGCAGTAGGTTATCAGGCGGGGTATACAAATAACACTGGAACACCAAATACATTTATTGGAAATTCTACTGGTTACTCAAATACGACTGCTGGTAACAATACAGCGGTTGGACATTTTGCTTTTTATGCAAATACGACAGGAACTCAAAATACTGGCGTTGGTCATCTTTCTTTAAGAACTACGACAACAGCAAATAATAATACGGGTCTTGGTTACTACTCTTTGCTGAGTAACTCAACTGGTGCATCTAATACTGCTATTGGTTCAGAAGCCCTTAACACAAACACAACTGCCTCCAATAACACAGCGGTTGGTTATCGTGCAATATATACAAACACCACTGGTGCAAGTAACGTAGCATTAGGTGTCCAAGCTCTTTTCTCCAACACCACAGCATCTAACAACACTGCTGTAGGCTATCAGGCTTTTTATAGCAACACTACCGCAGGCCAAAACACAGGTATAGGTTATAAGGCGGGATTTTCAGTTACAACAGGTGACTTAAATACCTTTGTTGGTTATAACGCTGGTGGTTCAACCACTACGGGTTTTAGAAATACTTGTATTGGTCACAGCGCTGGCGCTGGACTTACTACTGGCAACTACAACACCTTTATGGGTATTGGTCAAGGAGACATTGGGTCTGGTTCTGCAATTACTACTGGCTCAAAGAACGTCATCATTGGTTCATATAATGGAAACACAGACAACTTAGACATTCGCACAGCAAGCAATTACGCAGTTATCTCTGATGGCGATGGCAATCGTTTGCTTACAACAGCCAATGGTTATTCTCTTGCTTTAGACGGTGTTGCAGTCCCACAAACAGGCACAGGCATCACATTCCCCGCAACTCAATCAGCATCATCAAACGCTAATACGCTAGATGACTATGAGGAGGGGACTTGGACACCTGAATTAACTGGCGCAGGTGGAAGTTCAGGAATAACCTATACAGCAAGAAGTGGAAGTTATGTAAAGATTGGCAGACAAGTAACTTGCAAAGGTTCAGTAGTTTTGTCAGCAAAAACATCTATTACAGGAATACCAGTTATTAGTGGACTTCCATTTGCCGCAGAAAATGTGGATGTTGTATCGCCTGTACATGTTTCTTATTTTGCCAACTTAGGAGCAAATACTTGGACACAAATAATTGGATATATTGGACAAGCAGAGTCTCGGTTTTATTTAGGTGGTAAAGCAACGGCTGGAACTACTTGGGCTGGATTTGCAAATGCAGATATAACAGCCACTACACGAATTGATTTTACAACAACCTATTTTGTTTAAGGAAAAACTATGTCTATATTCACAGAAGTCATTTACATCTCTCAGTTTGACATTCAGCCCAATGGTTGCATTGGTGTTCGCAAGACTACCGATGTTCTCAAGGATGGTGTTGTCATCTCATCAACCTACTGGCGCACAACCCTAGTACCTAATGACCCACAAGCGGCAACAGTATTGGATGAGGCTTATTACCTCAACATTGCTACATACGCTTGGACTCAGACATCTCCACAACCTTACAAACCTACTGAGGCTTGAACATGATTACCCTGACACAAGAAGAGGCACACCGCCTGTTTGAGTACAGGGATGGTGAGTTGTTTTGGAAAAAGATGACCACAACTAAAACTGGCAATCTTGTTGGAAAAGTTGCGGGGTCTATCCACAAACATGGCTACAAGACTATTAGTGTGCATGGCTATCAGCACAAAGCGCATCGCTTGATGTTTTTGTACCATTATGGCTATATGCCAAAATTTGTTGACCATATCAATGGCAATCGTTCTGACAACAGAATTGCAAATCTAAGAGAAGCAACCAGAAATGAAAATGCTAGGAATTGTTTCTTGACTAAAGCAAATGCCGCTGGAATTAAAGGCGTTAGTAAATTAAGAAACAGCGATAAGTGGCGATGCCGCTTAACAGTTAATAAAATAACCAAATGTGTCACTGGCTTTGACACAAAAGAATTGGCTCAAGATTTTGTTGAGCTATGGCGTGAAGTTGCTCATGGCGATTTTGCAAATCACAATTATGTAACTAGGATTTAAAATGACGACATTTGTCACTACCATCACTCAGATGTACACTTTGCAAACGCCTGACCCAGATTATATTGTTAATGTAATTTGGCAGGTAGAGGGAGTTGATGGACCATATATTGCTTCGATTGGCGGTAATACGCAGTTTAGTTCTGCCGACCAAGTTGGCCCAGTGATTCCTTATGCCAATTTGACAGAGGCAGTTGTTCTTTCGTGGATTCCAGAAGACGCTATTGCAAGCGCACAAGCGTGTGTGCAAGGTCAAATTGACTCAATGATTACACCTCCTGTAAGTCCTGCAAATACTGCTTTGCCTTGGAGTGCATGATGAATTTAGAGTTAGACGTAAATGAGATTAACTTTATCTTGCAAACATTGGGTCAATTACCCTCAAGTAGCGGAGTTTGGCCTCTTATCGTAAAGATTAAAGAACAGGCTGAAGCGCAAGTTCCTAAAGAAGCGGAGTAAATATCATGGCCGTGACAAGTCAACAAATTATAGATTTTCTATTAGCTAATCCAGGCATGAGTGATGCCCAGATTGTTGCGGCTATGGAGCAATATGGAGTATCTCCTGCTCAGATGGCTACGGCTGTTGGCTTGCCAGAGGGAGAAGTAGTTTCTAGGGTGGCGGCAACAATCCCAGAAGGAATGTCCGTTACTCTTGGAGATACTCGGATTGCGCCTCAATATGAGGTTCGAGGCTCTGGGGAAGATCGGCAAGTTGTTGGGATTGAAAACATTTACGTTGAAAAAACTACGGGAGATGTTAACTACAAAGCCCCTGTTGGCTCAGACGTTCAAGTTTTAAGTCCTACTGGCGAACTTGTAAACACGATAAAAACTAAAGAAGATCAATCCTTCTTTGGTGGTTTAGGTGATGCGCTTACAGACCCCGTAGTCTTAGCCGCTTTAGGCGGTGCTTATGCGGGTGGTTTATTTGGTGGTACTGGATTGGGTGCGGCTACAGCAGGAACTGTTGGCACTACAGGCTTGACAGTGGCTGAACTTGCTCAACTAGACCTTGCCTTGGGTGGTGCGGGTGGTACTGCGGGTGCTACAGGTCTAGCAAACGCTTTGACAACTGGTGCAAATATTGGAACTTTAACCAATTTAACTGGTGGTAGTGGCACTGGCACTCTTACTGGTACAGGAACTGGAACTCTGACTACTACAGGTACAGGAACTGGTACAGGCGTAGTAACAGGATTAGGTACTGGCACTGGCATTACAACTGGTACAAGTGGTTTAGGATTGACCACTACTGGCACTGGTTTAGGCACTGGTATATCAACAGGAACAGGTTTAACAGGTACTGGTGTTTTAACAGGTTCAGGTCTTGGTACTTCTTTGCTTGGAACTGGTACTGGTGCGTTGACAGGAACTGGAATTCTTACGGGTTCTACTCTAGGTACTACTTTATTGGGTACTGGAACAGGAACGGGCGTTACTGGTGGTGTTACTGGTTTAGGCACAGGAACACTAGGAACAGGTGCATTGACAACAGGTGTTGGTACTGGTCTTACACAGGCGGCAACAACTGGTCTTACTGCGGGTCAATTAGCTTCTTTGTTTTCTTCTGGTTTGACTACTGGTGCAGGTCTCTTGCAACAACAGACATCTAAAGAAGCGGCTCAACGTGCTCAAGCAATGATTGATACTGAAACTGCTGCTGCCAAACAAGCGGCTCAGTTCAGACCAGTTGGCATGACTACTCGATTTGGTACTTCACAATTCCAAGTCGATCCAAGAACAGGTCAGTTGATTAGCGCAGGTTACACATTAGACCCACAAGCAAAGAATGCTCAAGATAGATTTGTTGCTTTGGCTGAACAAGGTCTACAACAAGCTGAAGGCGCACAAGCACAGTTTGCCCCTCTTCAAACAGGCGCACAGAACTTGTTTAACCTTGGAAACCAGTATATTGCTCAAAGTCCACAAGATGTTGCTCAGAACTATCTCAATCAACAGATGGCTTTGTTGCAACCTGGTCGTGAGTTAGAGTTGGCTAATCTGCAAAACAGACTCCAACAACAAGGTCGTGGCGGTCTTTCTGTTGCTCAAGGTGGCACTTTGGGTGCTACTACTCCTGAACTGCAAGCTCTGTATAACGCTCGTGCTACACAAGAGGCTCAATTGGCGGCTCAAGCTCAACAAGCTGGTCAACAACAGGTTGCCTTTGGTGCAGGATTGCTTGGTCAAGGTGCTGGCGCAATGGGTCAATACTATGGCGGTCAACAAGCGGCATATCAGCCTTATACGACTGCTTTAGGACAAGTTCAAGGTTTGGAGCAATTAGCACAACAACCTTTGACGATGGGTGCGGCTCTTGGTCAACAAGCGGCTACAGCGGGTGCTAATGTGGGTCGTTTAGGTCTATCAGGTGCTGAGTTCAGTACACGATTGGCTACTGGCCCTGCGGCAACAACTAATCCCTATTCAACACTATTGAGTGGACTAGGTGCTTCTCCCGCATTTGGGCAAGCATTTGGTGGCTTATTTTCTTAAGGATTCATCATGGCAGAAAATATCGTAGCGGGTTTGTTTGGGCTAACCCCTGAAATGTATGGTGAGCGTCAAAGAACAAGTGCTTTGCAAGAAGGTATTACCCTTGCTCAACTAGACCCTGCGGCTCGTGGTGCGGCACTTACTTATGGTGGTGCTAGAGGTCTAGGTACTGCTATCGGTGGTGCTATGGGCATAGAAGACCCTCAGTTGAAGCTAATCAGTGCTCGTAATACTATTGCTCAACAGATTGACCAAACCAATCCTGAGTCGATCCTGAAGGGTGCTCAGATGCTTGCCCAAGCTGGCGACCAACAAGGTGCTATGGCATTGGCTCAATATGCTCGTCAAGCACAGAGTGAGATGGCTTTGATGCAACAGCGTCAAGCGGCAGGTCAGGCGTCTTTGGCTCAGGCTACTCGTGAGCGTCAACAAGCAGTCCCTAAAGAAATTGTGATTGCAAATGAGAAGGCTCGCATTACAGATCAGCTTGATCAACTTCGGATGCAAGAAACTACGCCAGAAAATACTCGTGCAAGCCGCATATTAACAACTCAACTTGCTGAACTAGATAAGTTAGATGATAGGTCTAAGAGGACTGTTGTTGTTGGCAATGCTTTGGTAGACACAACTACTGGTGCAGAAATCTATAAAGGCCCAGATACACAGAAATACTCTGAGTTTGCTAAAACATTGATTGATGCGGGGCTAACACCAGGCACTGAACCTTTCCAAAAACGTATGCTTGAGTACGCAACCAAGAAAGTTGAAGGCGTTGGAAAAGGCACTGGTAACGTGACTATTGGTGGAATCAATGTTGATACTGGTGTTGCTTCTAAAGAGGCAAGTAAGATTATTGGTCAGAATGTAGCAAATATTGAACAACAATTCTCATTGCAAACCGCCTATAAAGATGCACTTAGCTTACTAAATAAAGGGATCTATGGTGGAGCTTTCGGCCCTGAGAAACAATTTGTAGCCAAGTATGCAGGTGTTGGTAGCCCAGAAAAGGTTGTCAATACAGAAGTATTCATGGCTAATATTGGAGAAATTGTTATTCCTAGATTGCAACAGTTTGGTGGCAATGACTCTAACGAAGAACTTAAATACTTGCAGAGCGTTGTTGCTGGAAATCAACGTCTTGAGCCTGAGTCAATGAAGCGTACATTGATTAGCGCAGAAAAGAAGGTTCAAAACAACATCAAACGTTTGAATCTACAAACACAATCGGCTAAAGGTGGTACTGAGTTGCCAATTAGTCCTGTTACACCAACAACACAAAAACCAACAAAACGTTGGAATCCTCAAACTCGTACGCTTGAAACAGTAACTGGAGAATAAGATGCCTATCTATGTTCAAGTAGGAAATGATGTAGTTGAGTTCCCAGATGGAATGTCTGACGAACAGATAGCACAAGCTATTTCCAGCTCTACTCCTCAAGAAAAACCCCCTTCATCTGGTTTTATGATGGGTTTAAAAGACCCTATCACCGCAGGCGCACAGATGATTCCTCGTGCTTTGGGTGCAGTAGCCAGTTTGGGTGGAACTAAGCCTAATGCTCTGAGTGACTTGCTTTACAGAGAAGCAAAACGTGTAGATGAGATGGCTAAAGCTGAAGAGCAATCCTATCAAGCACAACGGGCAAAAGAAGGTGAATCTGGCTTTGATGTGGCTCGTTTGGGTGGCAATATTCTTAACCCTGCCAGTCTTGTCCCTGCGGCTCGTGTTGCTCAATTGGCTAGGGCTAAAGGTTTGTCTAATGTTGGGCAAGCGATTGCAGGTGGCGCTGTAGGCGGTGCTATGCAACCAGTAGTCGGAGAAGGTGAGTTTGGTGAGCAAAAGGCAGAGCAAGTTGCTTTAGGTGGAGTTACTGGCCCTGTTGGTGAAAAGGTTGTTGCGGGTGCGGGACGAGTTCTCAACCCATTAGTCTCAAAAGCAGAGAAAACCATGCGAGACCTCGGCATTATGCCTACTACTGGTCAAACCCTTGGTGGACAGTTTAAGACTATCGAAGAGTTTGCTCAGAACTTGCCTTTGATTGGCTCAAGTATTGAAAACGCTAGACAACGGGTATTGTTTGATTTTAACAAAGGTGTAATCAATAAGGCTCTTCAAAAGGTTGATGACAAATTGCCTGCTGAAGTTGTTGGTCGTGATGCCATTGCTTACGCCTCTGATGAAGTATCTAAAAAGTACGATGATGTTTTATCAAAGATGTCGTTTGACTTGGACTTTGCAACCACAAGCAATATTCTTGGTTCTTTAAGTAAGGCTAAGAGTTTGTCTCCAGAGCAAAGACAGCAAATTACCGAAACTTTGAATGACATTGTGTTTGGCAAGTTTTCTGGACAAAAGATTGATGGTCAGACGTACAAGGGTATTGAGTCTGATTTACGCAAGAAAGCAAGTAACTATGCCAACAGTGCGACTGCCTCTGAGCGTGAGGTTGGAGAGGCTTTAACCGATGTCCTTGGTGCCATCAAAAAGGAACTGTATTTCCAGAATCCAAAGCAAACATCCAAGTTACGCAGAATAGATAGTGCTTACAGTGATTTGTCTGTTATCAATGTGGCTGCGGCTAACTCTGGTGCAGATAATGGCGTGTTTACGCCTAAGCAATTCTCTACTGCTGTTCGCCAACAAGATCAAACCAGACGTAAATCTTCGTTTGCCAAAGGTCGTGCTAAAGGACAAGAAGTATCCGATGCGGCAGTGCAAGTGCTTGGTGACACTGCTAGATCAACACTAGAGGGTCGTATTGCGGCTTCTACTGTTGGTGGATTGGGTTTGTTGTCTCAACCGCAAGTGGGAATTCCTTTGGCACTTACTGTTCCTCCTGCATACAGCCAAGGCGGACAATCGTTTATTGATGCGTTGTTGCGTAACCGACCAGAATTATTGCAACGTGTAGGCGGTATGCTTTCTCAACAATCAGCGCCGCTTGGTTCGGTAGTTGCACCAAGTGCTGTAGGACAGTACAACCTATCTGAAAGAAGGTAATGAAAGACGGGCTGTTTGCCATCTTGGTAGCAACCCTGATTCTTTTCTTTGTAATCTTTTGTAGTTATATTATTGTTTGGGCATTTCCGTGATCGCCTTTCTCTTGGCGGCAACCATAGAGTACCGATGTATTAAGTGGACTTGGACTGGTGATGTTTACAACCGAAGGGTTGTGTGCATTAAGTGGGAGAGAAAGAATGATTCCGTTAGACCCGTTGAGCGCCCTAAATAGCCTTCAAAG